TTGTAGACGTTCGTAGGTCGGCGAGCAAACACCGAAACGGGATCAGCGAAGTGCCGAATGGTTTCCGAAGGTGCTTTCCGCCAAGGAAGAACGTAAGGGTCGTAGCCAACGGAGTTAGGAAACTCGGCTGCAACCGCACCGCCAAGCGAGTGTCCAATAACGCGAGGAAAGTCGACAATATGAAGTGGTTCGACTAATGAGAAGCGATTATTTGGCACAAGACGCTCTAGACCGAACGGATACAACACGTCAGTCGCAATGTCACTCCAAGAGCCAACATTTGTTCCAGCAATAGCCAAGGTGAGATCATCACCTATAGCTATGCGGTCCGGAGAAGCATACGCTTTACGAAGCAATTCCACATCTCGAACGCGCTGGGGTACATCCTATTGGTACGCAACAATCTGCGGACCCGTTCTCGCTGAAGAAAGAGGTGTACCAGTCGCTTGACTCACAGGATTAACTGCATTAGATGCAGCATAAAATGAGGCAAGTGGCGCGTGAGGTATAGGTTTTGCTGCCGTAGAAAGCACAGCATCTAATGGCCAACGAGTGTAATACGACGAACGTATCGTCAACCGATAGTCTTGAGCTTGAGAGGTAGTGGGGAGCACGAGAACCAACGTTTCCATCGGTTGCAGTTGAGCATTCTCACCATCCCACGTAGCGACATGATCCATGAAGGTATCTACACCAAGAGTTCCAGACCAAGTTTTCCAATCGGAGTAGTCATTTAGATCTCTTGGAGTGCCAATAAACTTCTTTCCACCACCGAGCATCGAAGACGCGGTGTGTGTCACAGCATCAGGGTGGTTAATAATCTCATTGGAGAAAGTAGCCCACTCTGCCTGTGTCATTGTACTAGGAGCTTGTGGCAATGCCAAACGACGATCAGTCACGAGAACGTAGACAAAACCCTCGGCGTTGAGCGGCTGTGTGCCGTTGATCAAGGAAAGTCCGATCTTGACGGCCTTACCCTCAGTAGGTCCACCTGCAATGCTAGAAGCACCGAGGAAGGTCCCACTAAGGACCGCTAAGCCAGGGGTTGGCGAGTTGCTCACCCGAATACCGACGGTATTAGAGCGGCCGACGTTAGTCACTATTATTATCTGTACATAGTTATATTGAGGCACTGTGTGCCTAATAATGTTAGGAATACAGACAGCGTTGCCAAGGCCCATCGGAGCACCACACTCCGGCGAAAGCCAAGGATCAAAAGAAATATTACCAATATGACCAGTCCCGTCGGCATGTACAACACGCCCAGGGTTAGGTCTAGCGCGGCGAGGGCCGCTACGTGCAGGACGTGCCCGTATTGGGCGGCGTCTAGCAGGGGTAACATTACTATTATTAGGTTTGCGAGCGGCGCGCTTTGGCTGCGCCTTGCGCCCGCGGGTGTTACTTTTAGGAGCCATGATACTCCGTTCAAAATTTTACTGCCAGGAGGGCAGTGAACTGGTCTTCGCTCCACTGCGTCAGATCTCGTCTGCCACATCTTCATAATCACGGTAGATCGTCAAGGAATTCGAGGTCCACCCCCATCCACATTCTTCCACAAGAGTGCGGAAGCAAGCAGACAGGGAGCCGTCGAGACCAAGAGCATATGCGACGCCGTCTAGAGAGTCGTTGGTAGGAGGCAAACCTGTCGCACTCTGATTCAACTCGAGCTGCGCAAGAATCTTGCACACTGAGGCGGCGGTGCGACGGGCAGACCACTTCCCGTCAACTTCTTTGAAATAGAGAGAGTTAAACTCGATCTCTTCGGAAACGTCCACATAGCCGGATGAACCGGGTTTCTGAATGTGGCCGAGCAAGGTGAAACGCTCGAGATTGAGGATTCCACGATACACGGCATCGTCACCTGCACAAAGGGACCTCTCAATCCCACAGAGACGGAGCACGAAGCCCCGAATCCACGAATTCATCGAGGAGGTCGAGAAGATTCCTGAGGCAAGGACACAAAAGTACTGGCACTGAAGGAGGCGATCTCCCACAGAGACAAGGTGGAGCGAGTTTGCAAGGGATTCCAGATCAATCAGAAGCTCATAGAGCGACCGAATGGGTCCAGACTCAACCTTGGCACGCATTGTTAGTTTGCGGCGGTCCGCTTCAACCATCATCTCCCACCGTTTCACGGTGAAGTCCCAGTTGCTTGCGTCGTCGTAGCCGAGCTTGAAAAGAAACCTCTTCTCAGCCCTACGGCGAGAACCCGACAAACGATTCGAATCGGGGCCACGCTTTGGAGGTAGCGGCCAGTGATAGCCAGGCTCTCCAAGCCAGGGCTTGAAACATTCTCGTTCGTCACGTCCCGCCAAAGTGCTGAACGAAGCACCAAGGCGCTGAACGCCAGCAGGATGATGGCCCACTCCAATCGCGGAATTGAAATGACGCTCACCAGCCTGGTATGCCATCTTCTCGTTCTTATTGACGAGACGGTGTACCATGTCCTGGCAAACTAAGTCCACGATCGAGGAAACCCAAATGCAACGCCAGCGCTGCTCTCGCTGTTTCTTCACATTGTGCCCATCTTCCTTCGGGTGAATACACCGAGGGTCGAGTAAGCCAATGGAATGGGCCTCATAAGGGGCCATATGCGGGAGTGTCTTGCGATGCACAACCCTTGCTGCCAGACGTAAAGTCACAAAATACAGCAAGATTTCGGGTTGCTTGAGCCAAGCGCCCTTGTTACCGGGAAGGTGGTGGGCGGACCAACCAGAACTTTTCTTACCATCCATGCCGTTCACGGAGTCATTGAATAGCTCCATTAGAGGCTTCACCCTCATTGCCGTAGGCATTGCCGGGGTATCCTCACAGAGAGCGTTGAAAGCTCCGCATACGCAGCCACGGGTGGCACGATCAAGTTCGCCGATTCCGATCTTCGGGGCGTGTGCTTGAAGTGAGCGGTAAACCGCTGCAGGCGCGTCAGAAGGAGGGAGGGCGTAATCGCCCTCTTGAAAAGAGACACCCTCAATTACAGTGGAGAAAGCCTTAGTGGCTATGGACGCATAACCGCCCGAGGTTCGAGCGGAGGGGCGAAACACCTTGTCCGTCTTGACCTCTGGGGTCAGAACTGAACCAAAGTTGCGAACAGGGGGCTGTCCGCAATCAATAAAGACCAAGCGATCGGTCTTATCGCGGATATCAAACCCTACGTCCTCTCCAACGGTTAGATCTTCAGGATTGCATTTAGTGTAGTGCAAAAGATCATGGTGGTAGCGGCTGGCATTCCAAATGTCAACCGGCACATCTTGCATCTGAACGAGGAACTTTTCCAAGTCGTTACTTAGCTCGAGGCCCTTGAACATGTTATCGAGATCGATATGGTTAACGCCAAGAAGGCGTTTGGGGCGGTCAAAATGGCTAGGTAACACGGGCGAGGGTGCTGGAGAATCAACGTCTGAAGACCACCATTCGGTGTTCTCTGCAACGCGAGCAACATTGCTCTCGAATTCACGCCAATAGGAGAAATCTTCACGCAAGGACTGCGGCTCAACTCCCGGACGTGGCTTTGCCTGTGAAGGCTTAGCCTTACCCGGATGAGTGATGTAGTCAACGACAGCCGCTGTAACAGGGTGCATAGGAATAGGGTGGCCAGCCGCACTGCGGTTCCGGCGTGCTTTACGGCGCCGTGTAGGCGTGGCATTAGCACTTGGTTCCGCAACAACTGGTACAGGGGGTTCATCGACTATGGGCTCACCACTGTCAACCTCACCCCGCTTTCCATGACGCTTTCCAGCGAGAGTCCGACCACGCGTCTCGGAGGTAGCGAGCAAAGGCCCGCCGCCAGGCAAGTGCTGAGTGGCACCGGAGTCCTGGAAATCGTCAAGCCACTGTTGCTTGGCCGTCTTTGTGTGATCGATTCCTTCGTAATTATCCTCCCCATCGTCATCGAAGTACTTGAGTTCCTTCTGAAAAGCGCCATCGTAATCAAAGGCTTCTTCATCGTCGTCGGGAGCTGCAGACTCTGGCGAAGCACGAAATTGAACTGGCGGCACAAGACCGAAAGCTCGAAGCATTGCTGCTAACGATTTGCCGGAAATAGCCACATTGAGTCCAAGAATGGTGTCCGCACCGAGGTGCATCCCAACAATTTTGGGGCCTTCGAGAAGTAGCGAACCACTGAAACCAGCGGTAGTGCTGGCACGGTGGAAGAAACATCCTGGGGGAGGGGAGGCACTAGAGGTGCGATCGGCAGTGCCGACAGCTCTCATGGTAGCGCCATTAGTAGCACCGTAGACAGTAAATTTGCCTGAAGGCCCGGATAACTGAGAAATCTTTACGGGGGACTTCTGTAGCACTGAACACGCGAAGTTCTGAACTTCTGCCACTATCAAATCGGTGGCGGTTACTTCCTTAGGATCCTTCATGTTGAACCAGTTGAGCACGGGAAACTTGAATATAACGCCATTCCGGTTCATAAGCCTGAGGTTCTCACCGTCTGTCGCGCTCACAGCGTGAGCGTTCATAATGAAGAACATACGGGAGTCTTTCTGGACCAACCAGCCTGACGCACAATACTTATCCTTAGAATCCGCAATGCCGACGACATGCTTGTTGAAGCGGTCGTAAGGCAAGGGCTCAGCAGAGTCCGAACCACTGACATTCATTTCTGCTTGGTAACGAGGAGCTGTAGGCTCCAAGACCTTACTCGGATGAACGACGGTAAACTCAATTGTGTCCACCGCGACATTGGTCGCTTCGGTAAGAGACAAGAGTGAGTCGCGACCCAAAGTAAACTTGGAGGGAAGTACTGTATACTCTTTCCCCTCGAGATCACGCAAAACCATAACGTCATTGGACATGCTCACGTAAAACTTTGTATCTGGCGGAGGGGGTACCGCGCCTTTAACATAGCGTGCGGAGCAAAGTGTCTTGAACAGTGCCCGAAGATAGGCATAGCAAGAGCGACAAAACTTGACAGGAGGAAACTGGGCCCAATACTTGTAGACGAAGTAGCAAGCAAGAAGACCGCACAGGAGGTCCACGCAACCATACAAGATCAAGCTCCCGTGAAGAGAGAAGAAATCGTCGATGACAGGACCGTAGTGCGAGATGCTCGCAGAAACGTCGTTGAGCGTAGAGCCCAAGGAAGCGGCAAGCGTGAATAGCGCTTGATGCAATTGGAGCAAGAAAGGTTTGCCCAGCTCTGAGTAGAGCCGAATGGCAGTAACATGAGCCACTTGTGACAACATGTTCGCGAAAACTCTTACTG